CTGGGCTGGATGGCAAAGCAGAACGTAAGGACCAGATCGTGGATTCACGGTATCGCTCTGGGAGGATACAATAGCACTCTCCAACGTGAGGAACCAATCCTCCGTAGTGGTGACGCCCGTTGTAATAGCCGCAGTTTGATTCGCCGCCGCATAGCTATAGTTCATAATGGGCTGCAAGTGCATATGATTGAGCAGGGCATTGTGTGCTTCACCAACAGAACGCTCAATGCGAGCAATCTGCCAAAGCTGATTGAACATCATCAGCTTTTTACTGTATTCCAGCCCCACACCAAATTGACGCTGGGATACCGTAACTTCTGCCGACACGATGTGACCAAACTTCACTTCACCGCCTTCGAAGACTTCCTCAAAGACGAAGCCACCTGGCCCCCAGTTCTTCATGGTTAGGGTTTCCGGCAGCGAGCTATCTACCACGATATCGTAGATAGGTTCGTAGATGGTGGGGACGCGGGTGCGGCCAGCGTTCACCTCATATGTTACCCGTGTATACCAGTCGGCAGCAAAGTCATCTGCGCCCACAAACTCATAGACGGACTGGCCGTTGACCCGCACTTCTCGTAAGTTACGAGCTAAGTCAAATCCAGGTGTAAATTGATAGTACGGTAGCTCTTTGCGAGCATTAGCCCCGTTGTAGATTACGCCCATTTCTTCCTCTCCTATGTGCAAAGCAATCTGTATGCAGAGTATATTAAACTACGAAGCTAATGCGTTGGCGGCGAGCATCCGGCCGATTACAACATTGTTGGCATCTTTGGCTTCCATCGCCTTAAAGAATGCCACGATCCCAGCCCCAGGAGCCAACACGTAAGATGCATCCGTTGGCGTGTGACCAGTCACGGCAGCAAGCGTAAGATACACAATTGCGCCCTTTGGTACGGAAAGTGCCGCTGGAACGGTGAACTGATAGGCACGATCATCAATAGCGAGCGCAATAGTTTCACCACTTGCGCCGTTACTTTCCGCAATGCCTACCCATCCCTGTGCGATGACTACTTGCCCCTTCGCCACCGCAGCGGTGAGGGTGACATTGACGGCTTTACCATCATTGTCAAAGTATGACATTAATCCGGACATTTTTCTCTCCCCTTATGTCTTCTATGTTTACCAAACTGTTACCACTTAATTACTATGCCACGCTCTGCGGGGTGTTCAGAACAAACCATTTGCCCTTCATCTTCGGGTCTGTTCCTGCCGTAGTTCCCGTTTGAGGCTGTTGCGCCGTAGTCTGGGCTGGCCCCATTGTTTCTTGCAGCGCAAGATCAAGGGCTTTCTTCACTGAAGGCTTTTCCAGGACTTCAGCGTAAGCCTTCTCTGCCTCCAGTACGGTCTTCGGGTTCTTGGCTTCCACCATGTCAATGACCATTTCCCGCACAGCCTCAATCTTGATGGCCTTGTCGCCCGTAGTAGCCATCTCAGTAATACGGGAGGATACCGCAGCTTGCTCACGCTCTGCGTCTTTGGCTTGGATGCTTTTTACGGCATCTACAATGTTCCCATCTGTCAAGCCAAGAGCTTCCTTGATTTCCTTAGAATACTCTTGGATGATAGCGGCACGTACTGAATCCGGCAACACACTAGCATCTGCTGCCGTCATCTCCAACATAGCTTGTCGCTTTTCTTCCTCAGTCACTTTCTTCTCCTTTACAATGGGTCTTACCGTATAGATTCCGCTGCTGGTCGCCATCTCTTTGGTTAACAGCGGTACGGCAGACAGATCACTAATTCCTGCTCTATCGGCTGGCGCAATATCAATCTGGTTCAGCACCAGCGTAGAGGCTATCATCTTGTATGCGCCCAGGCTCTCGCTCCAGACGCCATCGCCTTTGGCGTCTATACTGGTCGCAATCTTCTTCTGAGTTGCTCGATAGCGTTGCAACCGATTGCGGCTATCCCCTGCGGGAACGTAACCCTTTCCCAACAGATACTCCTTTACCCGCATTGTGCCAACCCAATGCACCGCTTCGGCAGGAAAGGCATGACTGCGCTGCTCATCGGAGAGATGCCCCATCAATCCGATAGGCTTGTTATCCTGTACCTGTCTCTCAAGTTCAACCAAAAACGCCTCATCGTAGTAGCGTTGGTTTCCACTTTTGGCATTAGCTTTGCCGATTGGCAGCGTAACAAAAACAGGATTTTGCTCTCCCGCAGTAAGCTCAAGTAGATCAATGTCTTTGAAGACTGGGACATCGGGCATACCGCCTTTGAACTCGGCAATCAGCAGAGTATCTTGAAAGTTGCCAGAAAACAGTTCTTCTTCTACAGGCATAATTCCTCCTACTGTGCAGGTCGTGTAGGACGTGGTGGCGTGGAGGTAGAAGTAGTCGTGGTCGGTGGTGCTGTTCTGCGTGACGTTTCGCTCGTCTCAGCAGATTCCACTTCTTCCTTGGACTTCTCTTCCGCTTCCTTTTGCTTCTGCTCATCTGTCTTGGGATTGTTTGGATCTTCCGGCACAGGCGTCACAGGGGGCTTGATGGTGCTGGGATCTGGTTGTGGTTCTCGCCCTTCCCGTCGTGCCTTTTCAGCTTCCTCTTTTTCTGCCGCTTCCTGGGCTGGCGTCTTACCTTCTGCCGGAACTACAGGTGGTTCAATCGTACTTACGGGCTGCTCATGTTCCGGCTTTACGGTGTAAGGCTGTGCGCCACTGATGGTAGGCTCTTGCTCCGGCGTAGGCAATTTAACATCCTTCGCTTTATCGCCCAACAGCGCATCTACCTTTGCGCTCAAGTTAGCCACCGAATTTTGAATCTTCACTAAACGCTGTTCTACCTTTGTGCTTTCCTTGGATAACGTCATTTCTCCCCCTCATCCTAAACTAATAATTCCAATTGTTCTTTTAGGGAATCGTCCATTTCCCCTAGCTTCTTGCCGCCGTTGGGCGTAGGGCCAGGATCTGGTGCGTTCTCCTTTTCCATCTGCATTTGGCGTTCCATCTTGGCTTCTTCATTGGCTTGCCGTAGTTCAGCATCCCGCTTTGCCTTCTTCAGCACTTCATCGGGATTTTCGATATCAATGGGTAAGAGTGTTAGCGCAGTCTTCTCGTCCAACAAGCCTTCTCCAAAAGCCCAATTTACAGCGTCCAATACCATACGGCCATTTTGTGTGAGCTTTGCCCATTGCAGAATTGGATCTTCCCGCCGTTCTGGGCTTATAATTTCCTCGTATGCCTGTACAATCCGGCACACCTCTAGTATCCAGGGTGTGCAAGCCTTCTGCCTTGCCGTAATAAAGACCTCAAAGACGGGCATCTGTGTTTCCGCCGACGCTTTACTTCCCTCAATGGCATTGCCAAAGACGAACTCTGGCACTTCCAAATGCTCAATGATGAGATAGAACAACAGCCCCAAGATTTTCACGGCATCGTCAGCAAAACTTCCTGGACTTTTGTAATCCATCGTAGCACCACTGAGAGTCAGCACGTCGCTCATATCTATACTGATACTCTCAGATTCCCGAGTTGTCCCATCTGGGAGCTTCGCAGAAGCCTTGCTGCCGTAGCGACGCCAGAACGCATTAAGATCTTGCACCGTGTTAAAGGCAATTACGGGGGTTGGTCTACCCTGTAGGATGTTCCCCTCCACTGAGGCTTCCAAGATTTGTCCGTAACGATGTAGCAAATCGAGGAGAGCCTCAGCTTCAGGATGCCCGAACTGCTCACCTTCCCCTGGGTGGTTCGCAACATGAACTACGGGAATGATTCCTATAAGATTGGGATAGATGCGCCTAGCAGTTCTCCCGTTCGAAAATTCTTCCGTGTGGACTCTACGATCTATATAGTACTCATCCGTTACGGTCATCTTGAGAGAGCCATCTTCAGGATGGGCGAACACTTGCCTGATGCGCCAGCCTATCCGCTTGCCGTAGTCATCGGGTGCTACGATGGGATCGACGCAGTTAGGCGGCACAAGGGTCACACTTCTATCAGCGTTGATTACAAAAAAGGCGTCCCCATGTTTTAAGCTACCCTCATAGGCACGCATTACATCTTCATGGTGTAGGGCAAACCATTCATCTAGTCGCTTTTGGGTGCGTTTGCTCTTGAGCAAGAACACGGGAAGGCTCCCCAACACCCATGCGGGTATCTTATGCACGATAGGTCTAATAAAGAGACCGGAGACTTCGAGTCCGGCCACCTTACAATAGTATGCTCTGGTCCAAAAGTCATAGTCGCTACGTCCCCAACTGTAGGTAGGGGTTTTCCAGACGACGGCACTTCGACGTATGATAAGGCTGAAGCTACGTCCCAAGTCTCTTGAGACGTCAGCGAAGATCTCATAGAATCTATCCCAAATTTTCGGTAGGCGCATGGACAGCCCTCGTTGATGTTCTGACTACCCGTACAGTACGCACGAAGTTGCTCTGCCCACGACGATTCGTCGTAACGGCCCCAACAGGTATATCATCCCCCATATTTTCAACTGCGGGCATAGCACGTCGCCCCTCAACCTGAGCAGATGCCATCATCACATCCCCACCGAGAATGATGATACGAGCACAATGAGCCAGCGCAAAGCTCGTGGCTCTGTCATCATGCTCATGTTCAGGGGCTTTTAACGTACTGCCGACTATGGAGGCAAGTTGTTGATATG